AATCGTTTGACTGTATTTTCGTCTGCACCTAACCAACTTAGTAACTTACGGAATTTATAATATAGTGGACGACCTGGAACATAACTGGCTTTGAAGTTGCAGTTAAAACAATGATAAGAAACACCACCATCTAGGTTCATAACTAATCCGCCACGACCACGTGTGTCCGCTGATTCGCCGTTGTGTTGACAACAGGGTGCGTTAAAACTAATCCAGCCAGAAGCGGAATTAGTTTTACGTTTGTGCGGTAATATCTGGGTTACTGCGTCGCGAATCGAGTTTAACATTCCTACTAGTATAGCAGAATTTTTGGACTAGGTCAACAAGTTAGGCTGATGTTACTATTTTCCAAACTGGAGCTGATTTGGTGCCACCGTTTAGATACATTTTTCCAGCACTAATATCAATACAGATTGATCCTGGGCCAGCAAATCCAGCTCCAGTGTCACCATTAGTTGGGACTCCAGCTCCAGTTAAAAATACCACATCATTTGATACACGCCATTCGGCCTTTTTATAGGGGCGAACGTATGGAACTGATGGATCTATATCGGCCATATTTAAATCCATACCGTATTCAAAGCCACTAGATGGAGTAGTGTTTTGCATAGTAATCCCAAATCCAGCTCTTGCTCTAGTGTTACCACCATCGCCATCTAAATAGGCCATAACAGCCGCATCGGCAGTAACCGTTGTATCAGCAATAAATCCAATAACACCTGCTTTAGGGAAAGTGCTGGCATTAGTTCCTGTGATGTTATATGCACCAAGAACACCTGACATATAATTACTAGTTTTTGTAAGACCACTACCACTAATAGTACCACGTATACCGTAAGCGGCAGCTGGGTCAGTTTTAGTATTACTACCAAACGTAGATTCAATAGTGCCTGCAACTCTAAGCGTTGTGGTTGATCCAGTATTAGCTGTAAGGGTTCTACTAATAACTATCGAGTTTGCTGTAACATTACCCAATGCACCGTGAACAGTGGCCAATATAACATTGCCGCCAAAAGTTTTGCCATCGTGTACTCTAACTGTATGCAAATCTGTGTCCAGAGTAAGTTCACCCAATGGGCCTTTGTACGCTGTACTTTGTACAGTATTGCCACGCTTTAATAGTATGTGGCCTACGTTGGCGTATGTTGTCATTAAATTACTCCACCATCAAATATAACTTCACTGGTGTCACTGGCAGAGTCTGCGTAATAAGCTGGCAACACTTCTAAATCCAGTGGAACACCGTAATTGTCATCAATGTAAACAGGTTGCTCTGTGTTGTCGCTTGATTTGATTGTTTTAAATGTCAGTTTGTAAAAACGATTTTCTAAGGTATTAATAGTACCTCTGTCTATGGTAAACGTGCCTTGCCCAACAGCAACATTGGCAAAAGTAACAGCATAAGTTTCGATGGTTGTTTTGTTAGTGGGATCTTGTATGCTGGCCTGCACAGTATATCCTGTCAGGTTAACATTCTTTTGATCTTGATTCTTAACCAAGACTTGGATGGGATTGTTTATACCTTGATAGACCTTGATAGGGCGTGAATACACTTGGCGATTCCTTGTTGTAAATATTGCCGGATCAAAAACCTGAACCTCGGCTGTGTTTGGGTATAAATATGTTTTAACGGTGATCATTAAATTTGCTCATCTCTTTAACATATTTATCGGACAACGTGGAAGATCACTACAAGCAACTACTAGGTAAGTACCCGTTCATAAGCTACATTACCTATGGCGGCAACGAATATATCGGCATCATACAAAACTTTGACGAAGTTATAACTACACTTTACGATTTTGGCACATTGAAAGATGACGAGCTTAAGAAGATTTTCCTCAGCCTGGGCGAAACCTGGTGGTGGGAAAGCAACAGATTGATGCCTATCAATGTGTTCTTAAAGCAGGACTGGGTAGTATTCAAACATTGTCTACGCACCATGAACAGCAAAGACGTAGAAATCAAGATGGGCCCGTATGTGAGCCTTAAAGAAATGGCCAGTAAACGAAGCAAACGTAAAAGTATTACGCTGGTCCGCAAAGTTGTCTAAACGCAATATCGCTATTAGATAACAAATTCATATTAACAACAACCAGATGTGCATAGGCCAGACTATGCGACTTCTTAAAGAAGTATCCATCATCTGTGGGTTTGGTCCACACTTTATCTGCAACATCTCGCCAGGGTTGACCAATTAAATGACGCTTGGCCGGACGTATCACTGCCAGCAACATGGCCATTCTTGGTATAGTGTTCACTGCTTCGGGCATCTTGATCAGGGTGTCGTAGTGATTACCAATGTGTATCAGCTTGCTACAAAACTCTGGATCATACAGTCGTTCCCATTCGGGTTCTTGCGCTATCAGTTCTGTCAAATGTTGTTCACTCTTTATCTGCGTATATAATGACACGTTCAAAAAGTCCAGTTTTATATATCCACGAGCTTCGGCTGCTTCATAGTCCAAACTGGCACGACCTGTAAATGGATCTTCGGGTATGTCTGTCACGTATACACCGGTGTTGTGGGCTACCCAGACTCCGTCTCTATTGATGCTGGCAGGCGTGTGCTTGAGCAGATCCAGTGCTAGTGTTCTATCGCCAAAGTCAATGTCAATGTCTGACCGAAACTTCATAGCCCGGCCTTGATTAAGATATCCTTGACCCATTCGGTATCAGCAAGATAGTCCTGGAATCGACGTTGCCAATGGTCAGGATCTATCCAGGGCATTACCATGACCACTTGTTCTTCTGATAAATTGCCAAGGAAATCAACGCCCGATGTACAGTTGTAAACAATCCAAGGACTAATACGACCGGTAACAATATGATGTACCACACGATTGCTGTTACCATAACGAAAATAATCGCTAAATCCGTTTTTAAGATCGGGATGGTCATCGGCATAGGTTTGCATTTCTTTCAATGCTCGTTCAAGAGCGTCTTGTACTGCTTCTCGACGTAGATAATCGTGCATCCACTCTTCGTACAACTTGTCGCTACACCAGTTATCTATCTTTTTGTTATTGCGTAGTAGCCAATCAAGAAAGTTAGCAAAGTTAATACAGCGTATAGATTGACAGTATCTTCCATGTTTGACAAAAGCATTATAGTAAGGACTAGTAACAAAATCCGCATAGCTTTTTAGTCGGGCGCTACCCTGTGTTACTTCATAAAAGCGCAGATAGGCCTTGAGTCCCAGTTGTACTCCCACTTCTCGTTCCTGTTGCCACCGACGCTTGGGCTCGCAAAGATGCACTGCCAAGGTTGATTCCTTGACAAATGCCTTTTCACAATAGCGACACTTATACGGTTCGGTTGTCATTGATAAAATTTACAAGATACTGAACCAATATTATAACATCTTCACCATAGTGATGTCTAGCATTAAGGGGCAAATTCCGATCCTGCTCCATGCATACAGATCCATTTTGTTCTAGATACTCATTGCCAATAAAGACAAATGGCACAAAACCCGGTCCTAACTTGACATCCTGATGATGTCTATCACAGGTGTTAAAAATACAAAATTCAATTGATCGTTCTCTAAGGTATGCGGCCAATAACTTCAGGTCAAGATAAAGTTGTTCCACATAGTGTTGATTAATATCAAACCGGTAACGAGATTTTACATAGTCATCTACCATTTTATGTTCGGTTGAACTGCCAAAGTCGTCTGCAGATGCAAACTGTGCCTGCATACCTTGGCTGTTGTAACTGACCCAAGGGCTGGCATGTTGTGGTTTTAACGGACTTTCTTGACGATCGTAAAAAGTCAATCCTAGTACAACAAGGTCTACAGGATTGTGTTCTATATATTCTACTGTGGTTCTTATAATACGGCGATTACTACTGCCAGGTCGAGCCAGGTTTACAGTTTTAGCACCTAGCAATTGATCAAAATGTCTGGTGTAAAAATAGCTATCAATGAAACTACAGCCATTTAGCAGTACGTTCATAAATCCTTTTTGATATCTTTATCTGCCCAACCCATATCTCGTGCATGGGCTTTGAGCTCGTCTTTGCTGTTTAGGTCCGACATCAGTTTAAGATCATCGTCTTTAAGATGTGGATGTAGTTCACGCAAAAACTTAACATTTTTGTTATCTACGGTTTTCTTTGGGAGTCCTAGCCACGGATGATAGTGTGTACCCATGCCCGGACTCACTGTAGTGGCCATCAACCAATGTAGTTTTTCGTGTTCCTTGGCGCTGATATCAAAGAAGTTCTTGTTTAACTTTTCATTAACACTCATCACATAGTATGCCTGCAGGTCTGCACTGCCTTGCACCGTGGCTCCCCAGCGTATCATCATAAACCCACTAAATGCTCGGCGTTCTTCGTCGGTCAAGTTGTCATAAAAATCTCGATCCTTGCGATCAAATGCCGCCATTTCTTTTTTAATATCAAGTGCTGGTGCTTTTTTTGTTTTTGCTACGGTCATACCGGGTGCCAATCTGGTGGAAGTGTGGTGGGATCTTTGCTCAACTCGTACAGTATTTTAACACGTTCTATGGCTTCTTGTAAAGCAGGTGTACGTTCAGCTGTGTTGAATATGTCCATCCATTCGTTGAGTTCTTTTTCGCGCAGTATTTCTGCTTCTAGTGCCGGATCAATGCTGTGCAACACTCTTTCCACTTGTCCGCTTTTACGTTTGTATATTGTACGACCCCCATCTGGGCTTTCGTACACAACATATTCGTTTATTTGGTTAGCTTTGTATGGACCAGTATACATTTACCAAACTTTGCCGTAATTGATAACTTCGCTTTGTCTGCTGATATCCTTGATGAAATATGCACACATGGGTTTGTCGCCTTCAGTCAACGGAATAGCCAATAGCTGTCCGGGTTTGAGTTTTGGAAAATACCACTTGACATCTTGATATATGTCTATAATTTCCACAGGATGAAACTCTGGACGGAAACTGGTTAGTGGATTAAAACAAAATACATTAAAGCCGCGATCATTGATACTGGTCAATGGAACAACTTCTAGGTCACCAAAGTCAGGTTCGCCTATTAGTAGTTGCCAATCCACTGGCATGCGTACAGTATATGGCCCAATACGTAGAACCAAGGCTGGACTATTGAATGATTCTAAAAAGATTAACGGAATATAAAAATAATCGGGTTCCTTGGGATCGCTGTTGTCCAATACACAAAAACGAACTTCGTCAATTTCGTCTGGTATTTGATCCATTGGATATGCTGTATTGTCTAATGTTAGAATTCTCATTTATTATTCTTTAATATATGTTCCGCTTCCGGCGTCACGATATACCTTCCGGTATTTCGATCAGTAAATTCTTCTACTACACTTCGGTGTAACGGAAGCTCGTCTACTGCAACTGGCACTTGCACTATACATTCTGTATTATAGTTGAAAGTACTAGCAAAGTAAACCTTTGGTTTACCATTTTGTTGAGCCGCTGTATTAACAAGTTTATGATGTACGTGGCCGTAGTCGCCGTCCTGGTAGTGCGTCAATATCAAATCAAATTGGCCAGAAATACTGGCAAGTTCTCTAATAGCATTATCTCCGTTGAATCCCAATTCACCATTCTTTACGTATTGCCAATCGTCAGTGTAACCCAAGAATGTT